GCGAGTTCACTGCCTAGCGGCTTTGAACCAATCGAGGCTTCGGGCGCTGAGCCAGCATGGCGAATCAGCGCCCAATTTCTTTCAGCGCAGCGCATTCAGGCAGGCCTCCCGGGTCCAGAGGGGTGATGTGCGGATCTTGGCCACGCTGTTGTCCGCCTGAAAGCAGGTGACGAAGTTCGCCCTCAGCGCCCCGTCGCGGTTCAGCCCCAGCGCCAGAACGACCACGAAATCCTCATAGAGAAGATCGACCCTTCGCGCCGGGTCGTAGCTCCGCGTCCTGGCAACCCACCCCTGGTAGCGGACGGCCGCCGGATCGGTCAGCGTGGCGTCGATCCAGTTCATGCGCTCAGCCCGCACCCACGAGAATGCGTCCTTGGCGCCGTCGCGGTTGGTGCTTTCGTAGAAGGCGTGGTCAAACTGATTCTGCCGGAAGAAGACGCGAATACCGTCATGCGTCTCGATCGCTTCACGGCAGTAGGTGCCAATAAAATGCTGCCGATAGGCGGCCTCGTCGGGCAGTTGGAGAAGCGGCGGCAACGGCATCACCAGCCTCCGCCCAGACGGATCTTGAAGACGTTGAACTTCTCTTCCGTCCTCGATGTCGGTCCGATCTGCCTGCGGTTGAGGCGTTCCTCCAGTCTCCGAACGACCGCCTCCTTGGCCGTTCCCGCGCCGAGGGTCTGATTGATGCGGCTGGAAGCAGCGCCGAGCAGCACGTCGCACAGCTGAAGGAGAGCAACTTCCGGCGATGGCAGCGACTGGATGTCGGCGATCGTGGCGGAGAGGTTGGAATAGTGCAGGCAGCGCTGGAGGTCGTGCAGGCGCTTCCGATCCCGGTTGGTCTTCAGGTCGCAGAAGATGCGGTACTCGTTGAAGTCCAGGATCCAGTGATGCAGGAGCTGGTAGTAGAACTTGTAGAAGCCCAACTCGCCGTCGTTGCCGTGCAGGGCGAGATTGACCTGCTCGCGATCGACGGCGATGCAGCGGAAACGCATGTCCATGCCGAAGGACATGAAGACGTCGATCAATTCCTCGTAGAAGGCCTGCTTCGACGGCGAGATCTTCGTCCACTTCATCTCGCCCCACACCGCATGGTCTGTCCGCAGCGCGGCGATCCTGGCCTTGGCCTCCTCGCGCATCTCGGCCGGCAGCCAGAGGCTGCCGATCATCAGATAGCGGGCACGCGGGCGCTGGGATGTGAAGAGATCCGGAAGAGCCTCGTCGCAGTAGACCTCGAACTTCATGACGCTGCCTCTGCCTGTGGCACCCGGAGGCGTCCCGTCAGCAGCTCGGTCGCGAGCGCGTCGCGTTGCCTGGCGAGCGCCGCCCGCTCGGCCTCGAGGGCGGTGATTTCGCGCTCCGCATCATCGAGCATTTCGACGATGGCGCGCTGCTCGTCGAGCGGCGGCAGATGGAATTCGAATTCGGCCAGGCTCGCATAGTAGATGCGGACGCGGACGCTGCCGTTTCCGGCGATGGTCATGAAGTCGGCCCATGCCTTCGTCCGACGCAGGTGGTTGAGGAAGCGCGGATGAAGCCGGTCTTCCTTGCAGGTGAACACGACATAGTCGGGGCTGACGATGACGTCGCCCTCGTGCTCCGACATGGCGATGGAGCCGATGTTGATGCGCATGGGGTTGTAGGCGAAGCCGTTGGGCGGCAGGACAAGGTAGCGGCTGATATTCTCCGCGACGACATGCTCGCGCATGGGAACGATGCCTTCGGCCTTGGTCACGCCCATGACGAGGTCTCGGCCGTAGCGGTCGCCATTGCGCCCGGTCAGCTGCCTGGTAACCTCCGAGAGCGCGACCATCGGCCAAGGCGCATTCCGGTCACCAAGACGATGCGCGCCGTGGATGAGGCGCTCGCGGATCGATTCCAGCAGCCTTTCCTTATGCTCGATCTGCCGTGAGAGCCGCTCCAGAGCTTCGTCCCAAGTTGACAGCATCTCTGCGACGCGCATCTGTTGGTGGCGAGGCGGAATCTTTGTAGGTAAAGCTTTAAGTTCTTCCCTCGTGAACTGGGGGATTGTCCCACTGGGAATCAACTGGTTCATCGACACTAGAAACGGGACCAGCGGTCGAAGAAATCCCGGTTCAATCTCCTTAGCGCGAATAGCCATGAGCTGGCGGCTGATCGCGTATTGCCGATCGGCCATTGCAATCGACCCGCACCCCGATCCCTTCACAGTAATGAGTAGATCACCGCCCTCGCAGACGGCAGATGGTGAGGTGGTCCATTTTGTCGCGTGGGGCCTTTGGCCGACAAAGTCAGATGGTCCGGTCAAATAGGGCACTCCCCGGCCATCTTCATTAACAAGTGAGGCCAATACATGCTGCCCACTGATAATTTCGGCAACATCGCCAAGATATGCGTCGATCCACTTGCTTCCGCCAACTGGCTCGCGCGTGGTCGGAGCAACCGATGTTGGGCGCTGTGCCTTGGCGTCAGACATTGAGCCCCAGCTCCTTCAGGTGCTCCCGCATCTTTGCGCGCAGGGTTGTGAGCTCGTCCTCAAGGGCGTCGATCTCCTTCTGCACCTCCGCGATGTCGACTTCCTCTGCCGGCTCGAACGTGTCGACGTAACGGGGAATGTTGAGGTTGAAGCCGTTCTCCTTCACCTCCTCGACCGGAACGGCGCGGGCATAGCGCTCCACATCCTTTCGTGCCCGAAGCGTGCTGACGACGCGGTCGACATGACTATCGAGGAGCTGGTTCTGGTTCTTGCCCTGCTGGAACTCCCGGCTCGCGTCGATGAAGAAAATGTCGCGGCGGTCGGACAGCACGCCGCCCGTCTCGCGGCGCCGGTCGAACAGCAGCACCGCGACAGGGATGGTGGTGGTCTGGAACAGGTTCGCCGGCAGGCCGATAACGGCGTCGAGCAGGTTCTCCTCGATCACCGCCTTGCGGATGATGCCTTCCTTGCCGGCCCGGAACAGCACCCCGTGCGGGACGACCACCGCGACGCGCCCCTCGCGCGTCTTCGCGGCCTCGATCATGTGGGTGATGAAGGCCCAGTCGCCCTTGGACTTCGGCGGCACGCCGCGCCAGAAGCGTCCGAAGCGGTCGTTCTCGGCATTCTCGGCGCCCCACTTGTCCAGGCTGAAGGGCGGATTGGCAACAACGACGTCGAACTTCATCAGGCTGGCACCGTCGACGAGCTTCGGGTCGTTGAGCGTGTCGCCCCATTCCAGCCGGGCGCTGTCGATGCCGTGCAGAAACATGTTGAGGCGCGCGAGGCCCCACGTGCCGCGGTTCACTTCCTGCCCGAACAAAGCGAAGTCCCGCGAGCCGACCTCTTCCGCAGCCTTGATCAGCAGGGAGCCCGAGCCGCAGGCTGGGTCGCAGATGCGATCGCCCGGCTGCGGGGCGGCGATCCTGGCCAGCACACGGGCGACCTGACGCGGCGTATAGAACTCGCCAGCCTTCTTGCCCGCTTCCGAGCCGAAGCGTTCGATCAGGTAAATGTAGGCTTCGCCGATGACGTCCTCGGCGGTCTTGTGATCCTCGCCGTCACCGACCACCCGTGAGGGCCGCAGATCCAGCTTCGCGAAGTCCTCGATCAGCGACTTGAGGCGCCGGTTGCGGTTCCTGGTGTCGCCGAGCTTCGTCTCGCTGTTGAACATGACGTCGGCGAAGGCGTCGCCGATCTTGGTCTTGTTCCGCTCGGCGATGGCGTCCAGCGCCTGGTCGATCAGCTCGCCGATGTTGTCGACGTTGCGCTGGCGATAGAGGTCGTCGAAGCTGGCGCCTTTCGGGATGACGAAGCGCTCGCGCGCCATCTTCCGCTCGACGCGAAGCTGATCGCCCTTATAGCGCTGATCCGCTTCCTGGTAATGCTCCTTCCAGACGTCGCTGACGTATTTGTAGAACAGGAAGACAAGGATGAAGTCCTTGTATTCCGAGGCGTCGATCACGCCGCGAAAGGTGTCGCATGCCGCCCAGGCGACCCGCTTGACGTCGTCGAGGGTGGTTCTGTCTGCCATGGTTTTCTCCTTGGGATGGGCGGGCGCCGGCGCGCCCGCCCGTCCTCGATTGCTGTCAGCGTACGCCGCACACCGGGTTGAACTGCGCCCTGAGCTCCCGCTCGATCCGCATCCGCGCCGCCTCGTCGCAGTACAGCGCCGCCACCGCGAGAGTACCGTGGTTGTTGCGCCCCCACTGATCCCGCCGGTCGTGGTTGGCGACGCGGTCCCGGACCCAGCCAGCTTCGCCGATGTCGATTACCGTGTAGCGGTCCGCATTGGTCCGCCGGCTGACGATCGCATAGACGCCGGAATTGTTTCGAAGGTCGGCGATGTTGCCGAAGGGCCCCTCGAAGCTGTAGTTGCCGATCGTGATGGACATGCGTAAAGTGCCTTTCGTCTAAGACAGTTGGATAAAGAGCCTCAAGGTGTTGGCGCACCTTTGAGGCCCGGGATGGAGCCGGGAGCGTTGGCGCGCTTCCGGCTTTTCTTCGCGATCTCCTGCAGAGCCAGGTCGAAGAGCCGGCTCCGCGCTGCGCGAAGGCGGTCCATCACCTCGATCTCGCGCCGTTCGAGCCGGGCGAGGTCGGCGAGCTTGATCTGGCTTGAGAGGTCGGGAAGCTCGATGTGCAGGGCTTCGAGGGCCTGCCTGGGAATCTGCGGAACGTGAGTTCCGACGGCGTCCTGGCGCAATATGCTCTGGGTCGACGCCGCCTCGAGGAACGCGACGAGGAAGTCGGGATCGACGTCCTCGGCGCGGCGTCGGAGGATATACAGGGGCGCGGCCGCTACAGCAGGGCTTTTGACCTCCTCCACCTTGCCGACCGAGTAGCGATTGCCGCGCGGCTGCAGGATGACATCGCCCGGCTTCAGCAGCCCCCTTGTCGAACTGGGCGGTGCGGCGATGCGGGCGGCGCCTGCGAGGTCGACGGCACCGTCACCGGCGAGATCGCGCGCCTGCACGACGATGCAGGCGCCGTCCTTTTCGCTCTCGATGCGGGTGCGGAACGGAACCCCCGGCAGGACCTCGACGACTTCGGACAGCAGCATTTCTTCACCACGCCAACGCTTGTCTGCAAAGAATATAATCGCTGGCCGGCAGCCCGTCAATCCTGCGGCAGACACGCCCTTGCTGCAAACGCAAAGAGCGTGCAAAAGGTGGGGGCTTGGCGCAGGCGTATGCTGCTAGGACTTTGATTCATGGTTATGTTCTGAGGCCAGCGCTGCCCGCTGTGCCGCCCACTCTAGCGGCATGGGCTTCAACAGAGCGTCCATCTGCAAGGCGGCCGGCTGCATTCCGTCGAGAATCGCCTCGACGATGTCCGGGGCGAGCAGGGTCAGGCGCAGGACCCGGCACAGGTAAGACTGGTTGATCTTCTCGGCCTCGGCCAGTTCGGTCACCGAGGCGAATCGGCCGCTCTCCATGAGGCGCTTCCAGCGGTGGGCCCGGGCGATCGCCTTGACCATGGTGTTGTCGACACGCGGGCGGGGCTGGCCCCAACCCGCCCCTTCGGGCATCACCACCTGCTTGCGTCCGCCGCGCTTCCGGAGAGTCAGAGGCACACGGACCGTTAGTGTCCGCCCGTCATCGGAGGTGGCGTCACCGGCTCTCATGCTGCCCTCCGAGGATCGTCGGCCATGCCTCCAAGCTCATGAACCAGACGGGCCAGCCCATCGACGCGGAGGCGGATGTCCACGCCCTCCTGTCCGACGTCGACGCGCTCGACAAGAAGCTGGACGATGCGCGCCTGCTCGGCTGGGAACAGCTCGTCCCACAGCGGGTCCAGCCCTTCCAGGGCTTCCCTGACCTCAGCCTCGGACAGACCATCGATCTCGGGCCGCGCCGATCGCCATGTGCCGACGATCACCTCCGGGGCGCGAAGGAGGCCGCGCAGCTGGTCGACAACCGCGCCCTCGATCTCGGCGGCGGGCACGCGCCCCACCGGGCAGGCATCGGCGCCGCGTTTCAGAACGGACTGACTGACGTAGTAGCGGTAGAGCTTGTCGCCGCGCCGCGTGTGCGTCGGCGTCATGGCGCAGCCGGTCGGCCCGAAGATGAGGCCCTTCAGCAGGGCCGGGGTCGCGGCCCGTGTCCGGCCCGCGCGCACCCTCGGGCTCTCGCGCAGGATTCCATGCACCTTGTCCCACAAGGCGCGCGTGATGATAGCTTCGTGCTCTCCGGGATAGGCGGTCCCCTTGTGCACGGCGTCACCGATATAGACCCGGTTGTTGAGCAGCTTGTAGAGGAAGCCCTTGTCCACGAGACGTCCGCGCCGCGTCCGCACGCCTTCGGCCGCGAGTGCCCGGGCCAACGCGGTCGCCGAACCCACCTCGACGAAGCGCTCGAAGATCATCCGGACCGTCGCGGCCTCGGCATCATTGATCACCAGCTTGCGGTCCCGGACCTCGTAGCCGAGCGGCACGAAGCCGCCCATCCACATGCCGCGCTTGCGGGAGGCAGCGATCTTGTCGCGGATGCGCTCGCCGATCACCTCGCGCTCGAACTGGGCGAAGCTGAGCAGGATGTTGAGCGTCAGCCGCCCCATGGACGTCGTGGTGTTGAACGACTGGGTCACGCTGACGAAGGTGACGCCGCCGCGATCGAACACCTCGACCAGCTTGGCGAAATCCATCAGCGAGCGGCTGAGCCGGTCGATCTTGTAGACGACGACCACGTCGATCCGGCCGTCCTCGATGTCGGCAAGCAGGCGCTTCAGCGCCGGCCGGTCCAGAGTCCCGCCCGAGAAGCCGCCGTCATCATAGGGCTCGGGGATGAGCAGCCAGCCTTCGGGCTTCTGGCTGGCGATATACGCTTCGCAGGCTTCGCGCTGGGCGTCGAGGCTGTTGAACTCCATCTCCAGCCCTTCTTCCGTCGACTTCCGTGTATAGACCGCGCAGCGCAGCTTTCGGATGGGTTTGGCGGATGCGGGCGATTTCATCATGCTTGGCCTCGCCGGTTCTTGAGGCCGAAGAAGACCCAGCCGTTCCACCGCGTCCCGGTGATGGCGCGCGCGATGGCAGAGAGCGATCGGTACGGACGCCCCTGCCATTCATAGCCGTCGTTCAGCACGGTGACGGTGTGCTCGACGCCCTGCCATTCGCGGATCAGCCGCGTGCCGACGATCGGCTTGTCGTCGGCGCGGATCCGGCGCAGCACGATGTTGCCACCGTCGAGTTGCTCGCCCAGAGCTTCGAGGCGCTCGACGGTCGCGGGCTTCAAACCGCCATAGGCCAATTCCTGGATCCGATAGGCGAGCCGGCTTTCGAGGAAACGCCGATTGTAAGGTGGCGCCTCGGTGTCGAAGAGTTCGCGCCACTGCTTCTTGAGGTCGGGCGTCGGCGTGGTCTTCAGTGCGGCTAGCCGGGACAGGATGTTTTCTGTCATGGTCATGCGTCTCCGTCGCAAATTGGAGTTCCATGACCGCTCCGGTCGGGCGGGAAGTGAAGGCAACTTTCTCCGCGGTCGCCAAATACTTGCCTTGACTGGCGTGCCTTGAGCCGAACCAGCCCGCGCGCAAGAATCCTGCAGACCTCCCCGATTCGCTCGTCCGGCGTCATATGCCCGGGGTGGATCGGATTCGGCATGTCCATCGCAGCGAGCACCTCAGGGATTGGATTCCCTTGGCCTCTACTCAGGGTGGGGACGAACCGTCCCAAGATGATGGCTTTTGAATCGACTCCGCCGGGCCTTTGCGATAAGAACGTAAGATGAACAAATGCGAGGCGATCATGGGCGGCTGAGATGGCTAAGAACCTGAAGAAATTCGTCAATCCCAAGTTCACGCGGACCGTTGATCTTGGCTTGCTGAGTCGCCTGTTCGAGCGCCACCGCGAGGCGCTGAATGGGCTGGACCTTGGGGTCTTCAGGGATGAGGCGGCGCAGGATGAGGCACGCAGCGCCGTCCAGGATTTCTTCGCGGGACCGGAAGAGAACTATCCAGAGGGACTCGTCGCCGACCTGCACCGGATCGCCGAGATCGGCAACGCGGCAGGCCTCGACATCATCCTTCAGCAGGCCGCGCGGCTCGGGGTACGCGTGACACCCGAAGCGAAGGGTGACGAGCCGGAGGTTCACCAGGATCCCAAGCACGTCGCCCTGCGCGTCTTCCTCGATCATCCCGACGTTTTTGACGCCGCGTCGGACATGATGGCGCTCATGGCGCGCACGTCGCTCGCCGAGTTCGTGGGCCGCGACGAAGGCGTCGAGGCGATCATGGACGATCGCGCAAAGGCTGAGTTTGAAACCGCCGCCGCCGCGATGTTCGAACAGGATCTCCGCAGCAACTATTGTCGTGCCGGCTGGTATGACGATGCCGACGAACTCGTCCTGGTGATTGAGCACGGTTCTCCGATCACCACGACCGATGTCCTGCAAAAGGACAAAAAGCGCGTGATCAGCTTCCGCGCCGCCGAGCACGCGGTGCTTTCCTACAGTTCCACGACAGGCCTGTTGAAGATCGGCGGCGTGGCCAAGGCGCGCCGTGCCGATCTCGCGGAGTTATTCGCAGACAAGATTCTCGGGAAACCCGAATTCTTCGCCGGCGACGACGCGCAGAACCTCTACACGCTCGACCTGGTGCAGCGCGCGGGCTTCGGCTTCGCATTCAACCATGACTTCGATCCGGGCATCCAGCGGGTCCAGATCACCGAGGTCCAGGTCGACCGCGTCGGCGCCGATCCGAAGACGGGGGAGACGCGAACCTTCTACTCCTATCTCGCGCGCGACGGCCGCGACAATGCGCTGGCCAGGTTGGGCGAGATGATGCCGGGCGCTCGTCTCGGGTCGGATTGGCGCCTCAACCACATCGTCCTCCGCGTTCATTTCGCGACCGGCGGCAAGTCGGCGAAGAAGGTGACCGTCAAGCTGAAGCCGCCGGCACACGCCATGTTCAAGCGTCAGCAGTTCGAGGGCCGCATTATGACGCTCCTTCGCCGCAACGGACTGCTCAATGACCGAGACGCTTCCCAGGCTGCTGTTGCGGCTGAGTGAGGCGGGCGATCCCGCAATCCTTTGGGGCCGACAGGCTTCGTCTCATGCCGGGCGCGATTTCGAGCGGCTGCTCGATCACGGCGTCCTGGTCGAGCAGGCGCCGGCAACAGAGTGGGATGTGTGCCCAGCCTGTGATTGCGGTCTCGACGCGCGACCTGTCCAGCAGGTCAAAGGGCAATACATCGCGGTTTGCCCGACGGACCGGCGCAGCGACGTCGTTCTCGGCGATGACGATCTGCGGAGCTTTCGGATTCATCCCTCCGCACTGGTCCGCGAAATCGCCATGGCGTCCGGGTTCGGAGGCACGCCGGCGCCGGTGGCGGCAGGCGTCTGGCATCTGGGGGAGACGTCGGACCAGCGGGCGCTGTTCCTCGCACTGTCGCGGGATGCAGTGCTTCAACCGGGAATGATCGGCCTGATGCGTTCGGCCGCCCGGTCGTCGCCCATCATAGTGATCGCGCCCGCGATGGCGGCGGACGAACTCGCCCGCTTCGTCGAAGCTGCGATCTCCGTCATGTCGATTGACGGCTGTCTGGGCAGGAAAGCGACGGGCTTCGCGATCGACCTTTCGAAGCTGGAATCCGCTGCGACTTTCGAGCCGCGTCTGGTCATTTTCCGTCAGAGCCAGCGGGTGATCCTGGATGGCATCGAGATGCACATCCCGCAGCAGCCGTTCAAGCTTCTCGTGATTCTGGCCGAGGCTGTGGGAACTCGGAAAGGCCATTTGACCCCGCAGGAAATCGAGGCCGAGAACAGCGGCCGCAGCGCTGGCGACCTGATCCGTGACCTGAGAAATGCACTTCACGACGATCAGAAGACGCTGATCAGGACCCGCCAAAGCCCGACCCGCTATTTCCTGGGGCTGGCTGCTGGAGAGTTTGATCTGCGGCCATAGGGCAGCTGGCCCGCGTCTCGGCCCGTCTTCCCATTCTCGCCCATCCCAAACCCATCCCGCTCCCACCTGACGGATCGGCGGCTTCGGCAGGCTTGAGGTCATCAACAGTAATGACCTGAGGCCATGCCGATGCATTCTTCCATTTCCCGAGACGACCTTCAGATCCTGCTTCATGAGGCGGACATTGCGGCGCGCCGTCTGGTCCGCCAGCTGCGGCTTCCCCGCACCGATCTCGACGATGTCCGCCAGGACCTGCTCGTCGATCTGATCGCCCGGCTTCCCGCCTATGACGCAGATCGCGGCACGCTCGGCGCATTCGCCGGCGCCATCCTCACCAACAGGGCGACGCGTATCGCCAACAAGGTGAAGGGGGAGCGCCGGATGTATGGCGCGACGCCGATCTCGCTCGACGAGACCATTCCCGACAGCGACGGGCTGACCCGCGGCGACCTCATCGCCGAAGCCGACGGGCTGTCAGCGCTCTTCGGCCAGACCGTCGACGCATTCGCCGCCGCTGAGGAGCGTCTCGATGTCGAGCGCGGTCTTGGCTCGCTCGAACCCGCCGACGGCGCTCTCTGCGCGGCCCTTTCCCGCACCACCGTCGAGCGCCTCGCCGCGAGCGGGCACGGCGCCCGCAGCAGCCTCTACCGCCGCGTCAAGGACATCCGCCTTGCCCTGACGGCGATCGGCGTCCGGGCCGCGTGAGACGGTTCGGCGAGCGCGTGAGTAGGAGCCCATCATGAACGTCATTGCATCCAGATTCCCCATTGTCCGAAACCAGCTCACCGAGATCGAACTCTGTGGTTGGGTCGGCCAGGCCGCGCCCGGCGACATCCTCGAATATCACCGTGGGTTCCTCGCGCTCGATACCATGCCGCAGGGCACGCGCCTTCCCGAGCGGGAGCGGGCGGAACTCGCCCGCGTCGCGCGCCGCGCCTGGTGGGCGGCCGAGCGCGGACTGATCCATCTCGTGCAGCGTCGCCACCGGTCGGACGATTACAGCTATCTCGCCATCGCCCGGCGGAAGCCGAAGCAGGCATCGGTTTCGCTGTCTTCACTCCTGCCGGCGGAGGTGGCGTGATGGCGCCAGCTCGCGGCAACCGCCCCAGCCTCGACGACATCCGCACCATGCCGGTCGGCGAGATCGCCACGCTTCCGGCGGAGCATCTGGCGCTGCTCCAGGAGGATGCCGATGCCGCCCTTGATGCCGCCAAGCGGCTCAAGGAGTGGCTCGAAGGAGCGATTGCGCTTCGCTACGCCGACGCGGCAGCGACGGTGCGTCGGGCCGAGGGCAAGGACACCGGCCTCGTTCGTTTCGAGGATGGCGCTGTCGTCGTCGCTGCCGATCTCCCGAAGAAGGTCGATTGGGACCAATCGCTGCTCGCCGCGCTCGTCGAGCGCATCCGTGCGAGCGGGGAGAACCCGGCCGATTACGTCGACATCGGCTTCAAGGTCCCCGAGCGCAAGTACACCGCCTGGCCCTCCGCCGTCCGCGAGGCCTTCGACGCCGCCCGTACGGTGCGGACCGCCAAGCCGACCTTCCGTCTCACCATCAAATCCGAGGATGCCCGATGACCAGCTCTGCTGCCCTGACCGAGATCCGCAAGCGCCACTACGCGCTCGAAGCGCTGCCCGCCACCATCGTCATTCCGGCGCTCGGCGAGATCCGCCGCGAGCAGGTGGTCAAGCCGATCGAGGACGCCACGCTCGACGACATCGCCTTCGCCTTGCTGGGCGTCGAGGCAGAGTTCAGCGCCGTCGGCGACCGCCTGCACGCCTTGCGCAAGCTCTATGGTCTCGCCCGGCAGGCCGGCGCGCACGGGAGTGAGCGCGCGCTCGATGTCGCGTCGCGCAACACGGGAGGCCGCTGATGGCGCTGCGCATCGTTAGCGCCGACGAACGGCTGTCTGCGGCCGGCGCCAAGACCACCATGGCGATCTTCGGCCCGAGCGGCGTCGGCAAGACATCCTTGCTGAAATCACTGCCGCCTGCCGAGACCCTCTGCATCGACCTCGAGGCAGGCATGAAGTCCGTCCAGGACTGGCCCGGCGACAGCATCCCGGTGCGCACTTTCGCCGACGCCCTCGACATCGGCTGTCTCGTCGGCGGGGTCAATCCGTCCGCCGACCCGAGCGGCTTCTTCTCTGAGGCGCATTACCAGCATCTCAGGGAAAGCTATTCCGAGCTCGTTCAGATGATTGCGGGCAAGCGCATCATTTTCGTCGACTCGATCACCGACCTTACGCGCCAGGCCATGGCCTGGGCGAAGACCCGGCCCGAGTCCTTCTCCGACAAGACTGGCAAGCCGGACACCCGCGGCGCCTATGGCCTGCTCGCCCGCGAGGTCATCGGCCTGCTCAAGCATCTGCAGCACGCTCCCGGAAAGACCGTGATCTTCGTCGGCATCCTCGAACGCGTCACCGACGAGTTCAACCGCACGACCTGGCAGCCGCAGATGGAAGGCGGCAAGGCCGGCCGCGAGCTCCCTGGCATCGTGGATCAGGTCATCACGATGAGCCTGTTCGCGCGCGACGGCGACGGCTGGCGGCATGAGCCCGAGCGCGGCGAAGACCGCCGGCTCGTCTGCCGCTCCGGCAACCCCTGGGGCCTTCCGGCCAAGGACCGCTCCGGCCGCCTCGATGTGACCGAGCCGCCGGATCTCGACGCGCTGCTCTCCAAGATCAATTCAACCCGGAAAGGATGACGAGTCATGAGCTTCGACATGAATGACGCCGAGCCGCAGAAGAGCGGCGAACTGATCCCCGATGGCACCTTCGCCAAGGTCACCATGACCATCCGGCCGGGCGGGACGGACGGTCAGAGCGAGATTGACCGGGGGCTCCTCAAGGCCTCGAACGCGCCCGGCAGCGACGTGCTGATGGTGGATGCCGAGTTCACCGTCGCCGAGGGCCCGCACGTTCGGCGCAAATTCTGGCAGATGTTCACCGTCTCCGGCGGCAAGGTCGACGAACACGGCGTCTCGATCGGCTGGAAGATCTCCAAGGGCAGCTTCCGCGCGATGATCGACAGCGCGCTCGGGCTCGATCCGCAAGACATGAGCGAGGCAGCGAAGGCGAAGCGGATCCTGCGCGGTCTGGCCGACCTCAACGGCATCACCTTCGTCGCCAAGATCAAGGTCGAGCCCAACGACGACCCGCGCTACGGCGACAGCAACAAGCTCGACCGTGTGGTTCTGCCGAGCGAACCGGAATGGCGGAAGGTGATGGACGGAGAGGTCCTGGCGCCGAGCCCCAGCACCCGCGCGCGACCCAAGGCTGCATCGCCCGCAGCTCCGGCCTGGGGGCAGACCGTCGCATCGCCGCCCGCGAGCGCTGCCCCGGCCTGGAGCCGGCCGGCACAGCCGGGCACGGCTCCGGCAACGGCCCCGGCAGCCACACCTGCTGCGACGCCGGCCCCGAGTGGCCCGGCCTGGCTCAACACCTGACCGTCATGACGGCCGATGAGTGGCAGGCGCACGTCACGCGCGAGGCAGCGAAGGCGATGGGACAATGGCTCGAAGGACGCGGAAGGCTTCACCAGCCCATCGCCGCTCTCACGCTTCCCGAACTGGAAGCCATGGCGGCGAACGCGATCGCGCGGTTCATCTTCCTGGCCTCACACCGGATCAAGGATCAGCCGGACGACGCAGAGGACCTGACCCGGCTCTTGCTCGGGTAGCCGTCTGCGCCGTCTGCGGACGCGAGGCGCGGGGCTTCGGCTACGTCCACCAGCTGCGCTGGGACCGCTTTCCTTACCACCGCTTCTGCTCGATGCGCTGCCTCGATGTCGGCGCGGCGCTCGCCAAAAGGAACAACGGGATGATCGACAAGACCGACATGGAGACCCGAGCGATCAAGGAGGCGCGCCGGTTTCTCGCCGAGACGCTCACCGAGCTCGACCTGATGGCGCCGTTCTACGACCGGAAGCCGGAAGAGATCGACCGCATCATCGAGGCCTGCGTCGACGGGTTTCAGGAATCGATGCGGCGCCAGGCAGCCGCCCGCGACCCGCTCGACGACCCGATTCCCTTTTGAGGTGGCGCATGGGAATCGATCTCAACCACGGCTCCGGCTTTATCTATCGCCGCGTCGGCCACGCGATCAGCGTGTCCGATCGGGTCAATGCCCTGATCGATGCGGCACTGGTGGCACGCAATTGCCGGCAGACGCCGCGCAATTATCTCGGAGGCAGTCGGATCGGCGAGCCCTGCGCGCGCAAGCTCGTCTACGAGGTGACCCATACGCCCAAGGATGAGGGACGGGATTTCGACGGCGCGATCCTGCGCATCTTCGACGCCGGCCACCAGTTCGAGACGCTCTCCATCTGCTGGCTGCGCGGCGCGGGCTTCGACCTTCGCACCGAGCGCGCGGACGGCGGACAATTCGGGTTCGAGACGGCGGGCGGGAGACTGCGCGGCCACATCGACGGCGTGATCGTCGCTGGCCCCGATGTCGGTCTGCACTGGCCCGTGCTCTGGGAGCACAAGGCGCTCAACGCCAAATCCTGGAACGACCTGGTCAAGCGTGGCTTGCGCGCCTCCAAGCCGGTCTACTACGCACAGGTCCAGCTCTACATGGGCTATCTGGAGCTGGAGACCGCCCTCGTCACGGCGCTCAACAAGGACACCGAGGCGCTCCACCACGAGGTGGTCGGGTTCGATCCGCCCTTCGCGCAGGCGCTCTCCGACAAGGCCGTCGATATCCTGCGCGCCGTGGAAGCTGGCGAACTTCCACCGCGGATCGCCGCAGACCGAGATTTCTATCTCTGCCGCATGTGCGCCTATGCGGAGCGCTGCTGGGAGGGCGAGCGATGAGCTTCATCCCGTCGCAGCAGCAGGCGGCGGCAATCGCCGCGATCGAGGACTGGTTTCGGCACGGCACGCGCAATCAGCAGGTGTTCCGCCTGTTCGGTTACGCAGGAACGGGCAAGACCACCATCACACGGCATGCAATCGGCGAGCTCGGTCTCGAACCGATGGATCGCACGGGCGGCTCGGGCGGCGTGCTCTATGCCGCCTTCACCGGCAAGGCGGCCCTGGTGATGACCCGGAAGGGAACGCCAGCCTCGACGATCCACAGCCTGATCTACAAGGTCTCCGAGGCGACGCCCGAGGAGATCGAGCGTGTCACCCGCAAACTGGAAACGCTTCGCGGCGGCCTGCGCGCAATGCGACCGGCCGAGCGTTCCTTCGCGGAGACCCAGATCCGCCGCCTCGAGCTCCGGCTCGCCGACATCCATCAGCCTCGTTTCATTCTGAACGAGCAGTCGCTGGTCCGCGACGCCGACCTGATCGTGCTCGACGAGGTCTCCATGGTCGGCGCCGAAATGGCGAGCGATCTGCTTGCTTTCGGCAAGCCGATCCTGGTGCTCGGCGACCCCGGCCAGTTGCCGCCGATCAAGGGCGACGGCGCCTTCACCGACGCCGATCCCGACGTGATGCTGACCGATATCCATCGCCAGGCGGAGACCAGCGCGATCATCCGACTTGCGACGCTCGCGCGGCAGAGCATGCCCATTCCCTACGGCGAGCACGACGACTTCGTCTGGAAGATGCGGCGCTCCGACATCGGCCCGCATCAATTCCTCAAGGGCGGTCAGGTGATCTGCGGCCGCAACGCGACGCGGCTCTTTTTGAATACCGCGATGAAACAGGCAGCCGGCTTTCCAGACGCTTATCCGCGCGGGCTCGGCGAGAAGATCATCTGCCTCAAGAACCGGCACGATCTCGGTCTCGTCAACGGCATGTTCCTCGACCTGTCGGACATCCGCGACGAAAGCCCGCTCGCCTTCAGCGCGTCGGTGCGCACGGAGGACGGGACGAGCGTTCCCGGCCGCCAGTGGTTCTACAAGGGCCATTTCGACGACCACATCGCCTACGACGCCGAGCGCTTGCGCCGCGATTGGCGTGACATGCGGGGGCTAGTCGAGAGCGTCTGGGGCTACGCCATTACCTGTCACAAGGCCCAAGGATCGCAGTGGGAGAACGTGATCGTCTACGACGACGGTCTCGGGCGGACCGCCGAGGACCGCGCCCGCTGGCTCTACACCGCCATTACGCGCGCGGAGCAAGGGCTGGTGATCCTTGATTGACTTCAACGACATCGCACCCGCCAGAACGCCTGCGGTTCAATACGATCTCGAGGCCATCGTGGCCGGCCTGCGTGACAGGACCGGCGCCTGGGTGCCGCAGCACTTTCCGAACGGCCGTCGCAACGGCGACGAATGGCGCCTCGCCAACATCAATGGCGCTGCGCCGCGAAAGAACGGCTCCTGCGTGATCACGCTCAGAGGCGAGCACGCCGGCGACTGGATCGACTTCGACGGCGGCCAGGGCGGCGGGCCGCTAAGCACGCTGGAACAGGCGACCGGCCTCAAGGGCCGCGATCTTTTTGCCTATGCCGCCGATCTGGTCGGATGGTCGGCTGCGGCGCCAGCCCGGCGTGAACCCTCGGCGGCTTCCGCGAAACATGAGAAAGACTCTGCTCGAGAAATCGAGATCATCCTCTCGCGGGCCCTCCCGATCGCCGGCACACCGGGTGAGGCCTATCTACGTGCACGAGGACTGACGGTCCCGCCACCGTCCGACCTCCTGTTCCATCCGGACCTCACGCATTGGGACACGAGGACCGGGTTCCCGGCCATCGTCGGGCTGGTTCGCGACCGCGCCGGCAGCGTGGTTGCCCTGCACCGCATCTACCTGCGGCCGGATGGGGCGGCGAAAGCCGAGGTCGAAAAGCCGAAGAAGATGCTGGGCCGGGTTGGCGGCGGTGCGGTGCGCCTGGCCTCGATCGGCGACGATGCTGTCCTTGGTCTCAGCGAAGGCATCGAGACGGCGCTCGCCGTGATGACGGCCTGTCCGGGCATGGCGGTATGGGCGACGCTCTCGGCCACCAATCTCGAACAGGTCGTCCTGCCACCAGATGCCCGGCGTGTCGTTCTGCTCGCCGACCACGATGCGTCGGGCGCTGGCCTTCGTGCAGCCGAGGCGGCGGCGCGGCGTCTCCTCGCGGAAGGCCGCAGCGTCGCCATCGCCCTACCGCGGGCGGAAGGCGAGGATTTCAACGACGTTCTGCTGCGCAACGGCGCGGGCGCGGTCCGCCAGATCATCGATGCGGCCGAGCCTTGTGCAGTGGCGGATGGCACGGATGCGCAGGATAGCGCCCGAAACCGCCCGATCGGCTTCGTCGAGCCCCAGGGGCGCTTGCCGCAACTGCGCGCCGATGAGGGCGATCTCGCCCGCGCCCATGCTCGCAGCTGGGGTTTGCTGCTCGCCTCGAACAACACGCCGTGGCTCTTTCGCAGCGGCGGCATGCCGACATGGGCCGTGCACGACGATGACGGCCTGCCCATGGCCCGGCCGGTCACGGAAGAGCGCCTGCGCCACATGCTGGCCAAGCTCGCCGATTGGCGGCGTCTGGCGCGAAACGGCGATCTCGTTCCCGCGCATCCGCCGACGCCGCTCATCAAGTCGCTGCTGGCGACGCCCGATCCCGGCCTGCCGGTCCTGGCGGGGATCGTCACCACGCCGGTCTTCGGCCGCAATGGCGCCCTCCTGACCGAGCCCGGCTACCACCCCGATGCGCGGCTGCTCTACCAGCCGACACCAGGCTTTGCCGTGCCGCAGGTGCCGGAGCGCCCGTCGCCGGCGGAGATCGCGACCGCGCGCAGTCTCATCGTCGACGACATGCTCGGCGAGTTCCCCTTCACCGGCCACGCGGAGCGGGCGCATGCCGTTGCCTTGATGCTGCTCGGCTTTCTTCGCGCCATGATCGACGCGCCGACGCCGCTCCACCTGATCGAGAAGCCGACACCCGGCACCGGCGCGACCCTGATGGTCGACGCAATCGCGACCGTGCTCACCGGCGTCAGCGCCTCCGTGATGACCGAGGGCCGCGACGACGAAGAGTGGCGCAAGCGGCTGACCGCCAAGCTGCGCCAGATTCCCTCGATCGTGCTCATCGACAATCTGCGTCACCCGCTCGACTCCTCGGCGCTCGCGGCAGCGCTCACCGCGCCCTTCTGGGAGGACCGCATTCTCGGGGCGTCCGAGATGACGCGATTGCCGATCCGCTGCGTCTGGATCGCGACCGGCAACAATCCCGAATTCTCCAACGAGATGGCGCGCCGCATCGTGCGCATCCGCCTCGACGCCCGTGTTGATCAACCCTGGCGGCGCGAGGGGTTCCGCCACCCCGATCTCATGAGCTGGGTCCGCGCCAACCGGCCGCGCCTCGTCACGGCCTGCCTTACGCTGTGCCGGGCCTGGTTAGCCGCCGGCAGGCCACGGGGCGCGCGCATGATCGGCAGCTACGAGAGCTGGTCGCGCATCATGGGCGGGGTCCTCGAGGTGGCCGGGATCGAAGGCTTTCTCGCCAACCTCGACGAGATGCTCGCTGCCGCCGATGGCGAGGGCGCGATCTGGCGCAGTTTCATCGGCGCCTGGTGGGACCGCTTCGGGACCGCAGAGGTCGGCACCGGCGATCTCTATGAG